CGTCCATTTGGTCGTATCCGTCAGTCTCTTTGCCATCTACCTACACTTCCTTGCCGATCGACGTTTCTAATCCCATCTGTAATCCCATTGGAATGGGTTAGCTTGTGTCAGTCACGCCACGCTCTCCGCAATGCTGATTAATAAATCCCTGAAAGGGGGCGGCGTTCTCGCTCTTTGGCTAGTGGAGAGGAATTCGCAGCTAGTCAAGCCGAACTCCTTTGCCCTGCTATTTGAAGCAATAGATCGCGAAACGGTAACGGCGTGTGTATCCGTTCTGCTGCGCTGATTCTCTTCATTGGCATAATTCCTGCGATTCGTTCGTTCGTTCGTTCGTTCGTTGAGTGGTATCCTTCTTCCAAGCGCATTTTCCCAACACACGGACCCCATGTGAGCTCCGGCAGCGGCCTGGGGGCGACGACGTAAAGCCATGTGGCCTTGTCTGCGCGGTGCCCGTAATGCCCTTGGTGAACTTGGCAAACCCACGCGCCGAACCCATCGCCAGCGGAATGCCAGCCCCCAGCAACATCGGGGAAAGCTAAGCGGTAGTATTTAAACGCAGCGGAGAACGCCGGGTGCTCCAAGACGCCGCCGAAGTTCCGCACCGCCCATAGTGCGCGGTCAAAACATCCCCCGTCGTCTCCTTTAACTCTTCTCTTCGCTGCTGGATTAGGACCGCCAGAATGATATTTCCCCCAGCGTTCGCAGGGTGGATGCGCCACCACAGAATGTGGCCCGGCATAGCTACGCGCATCGCGTTCCAAATCATATGGATCTACGTTCGGTAATCCGAAGTACGGCCCATCTTTCGCTACAAATAATGCGGCGATCACTACTCCCCCACTTACGTCCAACTAGAAGGCACTGAAGATAGGCAGTTGGTCTGCGGCCTGATGCTCAGGGCTTGCACCTGATCTAAGGCTGGGTTCCGCGCCATCAATACCCGGCAACCACGCCGCTATCCTCAGTAGCCAAGAGCGCCCCCGAATCCCCTATGCGTTTGCAAATCGGAGTGATCGGAAATTCAGGGGCACTCTAAGCTAGCCGTTTTACGCCACGGCTACGGGCTGGATACCTAGTAAGTCGTAACCTCTGTGTGGTTTTCAGGCTGGGAAGCAATGGCCTTCGCGCCGAAGAAAATTCCCTCTTCCACTTTCGTGATGAAAATGGATTTATCGCGGCCCTCTGGCATCGTGGCGGTAACGGTCTTAACCGCATCGGCCATCGTCTGCTTATAGGTTTTCATTTTCTCAAAGCCGGTATCGTTCAGTTTATGCGTGTCGAACATTCTTACTCCCTTTGTTGTTTGTTAAAAATCCGCCCCCGGTACCTTCGCTATTAGAAACCGGGAGCGAACCCCTTCCCCGCCCTAGAGCGGAAAATCGTTAAACTCCCTTGCTTGCCGGACGCTCCACGAAATCCAAATACTTTCCAGCTTCCGTTACCGCCTCTAAAAGTGGGCCGGTTGGATTTTTGGCTTTCCAGTAATCAACAAATCCGTTCAAATCGTGTTGCCCGATGGCGTCCAGGCGCTTGTCTTTGTACTTGCCGACCTTGATTACATAGGAGCCTGGCTCGGAAGTGGCCTGGAGTGTTGCCTTGCCTTTGGGCGACTGTGGTGCCTCGGCAAGCTTCGCGTTTTCGCTTGGCTCGCGTTCGTCAAGCCTTCCCTGTTCCTCTAACTCCTGAGCCATGAGGGTGCCGAAGTTGCAGAAGGAGGCAGCCCTGGATACGGCGCAAGTTTCCGCCTTCTCGACAAACGCCTCAAAGCCTTGCTTGGTTTCCATGCTTGTCGCCTGGGCGATCACCCTTCCCTGTTCATTGCGAATGGTGGCTCGGCACACGGCTACGGAGTCAGTGAGTACTGGAAATTCCGTTTCAATCCCCCACTCCGGCCTTTCCTCGCGGAACCACACGATACGGGGAGCCGCCTGGAGATAGTCCTTTCCCTTGATATCCATAATGGGAAGCTCTGTACCCTTTGGAGTTTTGAATGTTTTCATGCGCCCACCTTCTTATTTGCGTACTTTCTCAAACTGTAAACGTCTTCAAGACCAGCTCCCTCGATCGCGCACCCGTTTTGCAGATCCACCTTTATGCGTTCCTTGTCGGGAACCCACTCCGTTACCTGCATCTTGTATTCCTGGGGAATTTTCTCTTCGTTAAGCACAACCTTCGGCGCGAGTTTCGATAATTTGAAACGCACGTCGCCGCCCTTAACCTCGTCGGTGTTCAAGGTACGCATGGCGAATTTGATATTGTCGTTAAGCCGCTCTTTCAGCGCCTTGCAGGATTTAGAAACCTTGGAATACGAATCAGCCTTGGCCTTCCAATAATCGGCCTCAGTTTCAAGACGCTCCATAAACACAGCGTAGCCATCGCACTTGGTAGCCAAGTCGGTTCCCACGTTATCGAATGCGCTTTCAAGTTCCGGCGTTAGCTCGCCACCGTTCTCGATGATTGCGGACACAATCACGCTCATTTCGGAAACGATTGTGGATAAAGATTTATTTTCACTCATCGCGGATTTTCCTTTGCGTAAATTTCGTAATCGCTGGGCATATCAACCGAATCGGCCCTAACGGATTCAGCGCCGCAAGCCGGGTGCCTGTCGTCCATGCTCAGCCACGCTCTCGCGCCCAGCTCAAAAAACTCTTCGCAGCATTCGCAATACCGCTCCCGATAAATAAGGTTCCTTTGTTTAGTGGCCATTAGCGGTCCTCCCGCATTTCTCTGGCCGCTTCCGCGCGAGATGATAATTCTTCGGTCATATCTTTGCCGCAGTCCAAACAAACGCGGTCATCAAAGCAGATGTCGCCGTGATCGCAGGAGTCATCAACTTTTGAAACAGGAGCACCATGCTTCATGGTCAGCTCATACGCCGTGATTAGACCCGACGGCTTTAGGAAGTTCACAATCTCCGGCCCGCTTAAGCGTTTCACTGCGCCCCCGATCCATTCGGCGGAACCGGCCCACGAAAGCCATTGTTCCATGCGAGCCTATGCTGCGTGGTCCAGGTGGGTTCCACTGGCGGAATGTTTACGGGAAAGATACCGGCAAGGCCGGAGAGGGCTTCGCGTACCTCTTCGTCAAGTTCCTTGAACTTGGTTCCGAAGAACACGTCGGCCTTGACCATGTTCCGAAGCAGGTCCGTGGCGACGTAAATGGCGTCCACGTCCTTGGCTTGGATCTCGAATTTAAGGGCCATATTCACTCCAAAAAGACAAAATGATGCTGCACGCCAAAAGGCGTTTTATTTACCAGTTCTTTATGCTATTCAGCCCGCAGCTTTGGACTGAGTTACGTATCTCTCGATCGCCTCCACCACCCGGCGGCGGTATTCGTCGGAAACTGACTTGTCACTGAAAACATCTTGGACGGTCGCATTGGAAACCTTGGCAGCGCCACACAGATCGGTGCGCGTAAATCCGGTTCCCCTAAAAAGGAGCCGCAGCTCTCGCCCACTCTTTTGCCAAAAACTCATTTCGTACACCCGTATGTATTACTTACATATATACGTGTACATACTATATCTTATCCGACGTTCTGAATACACCATTCATCGGATAGCTACAGTTCCACGTACTTACGATACTTATAATACTTCTTATTATATCACGCAACACAAAAAGTGGTTTTCCTATGCTTAAATTGGACGATTTCCCCATTAGGCTTAGAAAGTACCGGGAAGAACAAGGGTTACACCAGGGCCAGCTAGCTAAAATGGCCAACGTAACCCAGGGGCAGATCAGCCATTACGAGCTCGGGAAAGCCTTCCCCAACCTTGAAAGCACCATAAGGATAGCGAACGCCATGGGTGTAACGGTCGCCTCTCTTATAGGAGAAACGGACGCAAGACCGGCACCGCCCAGGCCACCGCGCAAGGAAGAAATGGCGCTATTTATCCTGGAGGCGCTGGGGATTAGCGAAATCAAGGTGGATCAAGTGCGATACATCTTGGGGGAAGTGCCTAAATATTAGACAGTTGTACTCCTTTTGTCTCCTCCCCTACCCCACTGCCGGGCGTGTAATGGACATAAATCTATTTATCTGCCATGCGCGGCGCGGCATATTCGGTGCATAAATTCAGGCATGAGAACTTTAATAGGGTTTTTATACTGGCCGGCCCTTTTGATTTTGGGGATGAACCTAGCGAGCTCGCCCGGCGTGACCATGAAAGCCGCCGCGTGGATACTGATGTTTCTCGCCATGCCTGGGTTATGGAATGCAGTCGCGTTTCAGTGGGAGTGTTTAAAAAAACGCCGCTGGAAGTTGATCGCGATGAATTCGCTCTATGCTGTATTTGTTTACGTCGCGCTGGTGGTTTTTACGCAAGGTGAGATCCGCTATATGCACGAATTATCGCCCCAGGAATACGCCGAATTGCATTCAAATAGCGACCTGGGATTAATCCCCGCGGAATAGGAAGTGTTTTTCCCGAAACATTCTCGCATCGCCTATATTCGGGGCGCCGGATCTCGTATCAGGAATCATGATTTGAAATAAAACCAGGTTAAGGAAAGGGAGCTCTGCATCGCGCCCCTTCCCCCGGTCCCTGACTTTCTATCAACTATGCAGCGCTTTCAAACGATAGACCATTAAGTGAAGCGCGGGAGTACCTTGCGGCATCGCGCCCCCTTCCAGGGAGTATGGTTATCGAAAGTTTCTAAATACAGGTCAAGGTTTAATCACATTTGCGGCATAGACCGTCACCAGGAGATCCAGCCGCGTCTTCTAAACGCTGGCCACACTCGCAGAAATAGTATTCTAGGTGAGTTTCGCAGTAATCATCATCCACAACGGCATCATTGCAGTCGGGATGTTCGCACGGCCTGTATTCCTTTGTTGGATCGGGATGGCTCATGTTGACGCCTTCCCGTTGACGTAGACAATCCCGGTAGCCGAATCGACTTCGTAGAGGTATTCTATATCACCGTGTTGAACGGTATCTAATCCCCAGCCGATAAACCGTTGACCGCCCCATTCTTCGCCTGGCTCGCGCGGATCGGCATAAGCGAATTCTCTCACTATTTGGCAAAGCAGATAGTCTGGCTCATTGCCGCGAGCCTTTACAAAGCGCTCAACGAACGGTTTTAAGATACGCAATACGCCATGTTCCCCTTCCGGATACCCGTCGCAATGCTTATAGATGTAGATTCCGCCAGTTTCCTTAAAGCCCGGTGTATCCCGTTTGATGCAGATTTGCGCTCTTGTGCTCATATTAGTACTCCTTGTTTAAGAGCCGTTTGAAAGGCTCGGGTTGATTAGGCTGTTTTGAACTTAGAGAATAGGACGAACTTATCAGTGCCCTCTTTAATGGCACGGGCTAGAGCCGTTTCCGGCATATCGTGGGAGAGCATGGTGCCCTTTAAATCCGCCATATCTGCATAGGTCACGCATCCGAGATAGTCTGTTCCGGTGCCTATCACTTGCGCTTCATAAAGCAGCGTTGCCTCGACCTTAATGCAGCACCAACCATATTTGCCTGAGCGCACGTTCTGAATGTCCTCATTTAATTCAAAGGAATCGGCCGGATCGGTACCTTCTGGCAGGTCATAGGCGCGAATCAGTAAATCCACGCTCTTGCCCATAAACTTGGTTTTTGTAACTGTCTCGTGGAAGCAATGATATTGCATTTTGGTACTCCTATTTAGTTTCCATGGTTTGAATCAGGCACCTGGCTCATCAGCGTTGGACGGTGAGCTCCAGCGGACGGTATTGCTACCGTTTCGCCTATTTTCCTTCGGCCTTGGCAACCGCATCGAGAATGGCGCCGGCCTGCTCTTTATTCATGGCGTTCATCAGGCGATTGTCGGCAAGCACAATATGTAGGGCCTCCAGCATTCCCGGTATCGCTTCGGGGTTAATCCCGTCACAGGCATTAACGCAAGCCACAATGCGCCCCGCGTCCTCGTTCGAAACGTCGTTTGTTACGGTCTGGTATTCCGCCTCGATGCAGGTGTGTTTGTTATGTACTTCAATGCGCCACGTGCCGCGGGAGTGTTGACGCATTTTCCGCGTACGCCTATTTTGCATTTCAGTGGCCGCGCGTATTGCGTCGTCCTGTAGTTCGCCTGGCTTCATAAATACCTCATTTTGAATTGTTAGACTTGGTGCGTTGTGTTGCAAAATGCATCATATTGACAAGGGCCGTCCAGTTTAGCCCATGCCATTGCACTTGTTGATTAGACTAGTCGAGCTTCTTTTTGATCTGCTTCAATCCAATTGAAGCTCCAGACTTGGAAACTTTCGCTTGCATCGCAGTACACTTGAAAGACTCACTTCCCTTTAAGGAAGCAAGTATCGCAGTCTCGGCATTGACTTGTTTCCCGTTAACCAGGAAGAACTGCTTAAAGTCTGGATTGTCTTGAGCTGATGCAGTGGTGCTCAGCAGTAGCATGGTGATGATGTATCTCATGATCGGTACTCCTATATATGTTGCGCTGGTTTGAATCAGCGTTCGGAGTATATAGCATCACTCATTCCAGATAGTCAATCCTTATTTATCAATGCGTTCTATTTAGTAACTCATCCTTAGTATGTAGAACTTCTTACCATCTATGTATTCCTTACTCATCTCTATCCAATCTCATCCATCCATGCACTAAACATACCTTGTTGACTACATCCTGCTTTGATACAGAGATTATCATAGGAGAACAGAGTAAGGGGGGGTACCCCAAAGTTACGCTTCGTTTGTGGGTTTATCAGTACACCTCTATCCACTAACACAATAGCAAAACGTCATGTCCGACTAAACAGCACTGTCTTTACCTAAACAGAGATTATTGCGAATCAAGATATGTGGTATGGAATAAAAAAAGTGGAATTAGGAAATACACGACCATCGAGGCTAGTGCCTCTTAAGGAACCCCTACCGAGTAGTGTTCCATCCGTAGCTCCGACTCGTCTTCGCTAGTACGTCTTGTCAGTTCCTTGATCCCTATTCCTCAAGGCGAGTGTTGCCAGTATGAGAGGTTTAGGACTTAGGCTTTTTAGGGCCATCTAGCTATCACTCGGACGGAGTGCCCTGCTTTCTCAGCAGACCCAGTTCTCCTGTGGGTCTTTGGTAATTCTACCAATAGAAAAAAGAGAGCGGAAATGTTTATGCTTGAGCGTTTAGCTGTGGATACGGGCTTTACCCTTTGGCTTTGAATCTAGCGCCCGCTCGAACTTGGTGATGCGTGAAGATGACCTAGCCTCTTTCGCTTCTTTGAGGGCTTCCACAATGGCGTCTTCGCAATAGATTGCCCACTGGCCCCATTCGGATACCAATTCGTTCATGGTCTTTGGTCTGGAAACCTTGATGTTCACTACCTCACCTCACGCTTCAGGTAGGCGTAGAAAAGCTCGTAAACGCTCGTGACCGATACCAGCTCCCAGCCGTCATTCCCGAGCCGCTCTAATTCAGGGCATCCACAGGGCTTGGTGAGTTTAATGCCTATGTACTCCCAGCGTATAGCGGCCATCTGGCTACACTTTATACTGGTAGTTGTCCGTGAGGATCGTTCCGCCTCTGCCGGGCCGGTCAGTGAGAATATCAATCTCCGCCTGTCGCTTTACCCGAGCTCGTTCCTTCTTGTTCTCCGCATCCACCTTTGCGGGGTCAATAGGATCTGCAATGTTCGGGGTTTCCGGCTCTCCCATCGCTCCGCCAACAATCCCCTTCCCCAAGTCCACATACGGGGCGACGTTGGCCTTCACGCCCTTACCGAGTGCTTTCCCCAATCCCTCGCCTCGGCCCAATGATTGAACGGTATCTATTGCGCCCCTTACGGGAGCGACCGAAATATCATACCCCGTCTGCGCAACACTCTTTACTGCTTGAACTGCTCCGCTCATAGATGGCTCCCAAAATCTTCAAACTCAGTTATCGCCCGGTCCTGCCTTTTAGTTTCTCCCATCGGACGCTCCCTGTCGATACCCATAGCAAGAGTCCTAAACCCGTCACTTCCGTGAGATGCCCAATCATGCAGGGGCTTATCCTTGAACACCTGAGCCTTATCGTCCCAATCCCGCCTATAAGCGCGAAGGCCCTCTATTCCACGGCGAGTCTTTTCCTCATCGAACCAACACATAGGCAGCAGGTTCTTCACGGCATTGATTCCGTCGTTTAACCCCTTACGCTCCAAAACTTCTATTCCACGGAGTCCCAAACCCCTCAGCGTATCCACCCTACTCTTCCCATCGTTCAATCCCCTCACCGAGGCATCGTGAGGCAGGATGTGCGTGGTATAAACATAGGGCTTTTCTTTTAGCTCCCGCACCACATCGTGAAGACCGTCAGGCATATCGGAAAGCTCCAGGTAATCAATGATCCGCACCTCCCTAAAGAGCCTTTGCGCAAACCATATTACCAGGGAGTCGTTGATGCCCAAATCCCACGCGGTCATTACCCCAAGCGCAGGGTCATACGGAACGCGAGTCAGCCGCTTGCTGTCTTCCATATTCGCAATGAGCTTCGAGTAATAAGCCCCCTTCAGCGCCGCCTCGAAGCTGCACTCGTACTCCTGCTGGTACTCTTCCTCCCCCATTGTCCGGCGAGCAGAAGCCAGCTCCGCAGCATCCACGTATCCAGTCTCCGATGCTTTAAGCACCCGCTGATACCACTCTGGATCTCCGCTGTCTTTCGCGTACTTGAACTGATCGTAGAAAGAATTCTTCCCCCTAGGCGTTCCAATGAACATCGCCCATGGCGGGTGAACCTTCACCCGGTCCAAGTCCGAAAGCTGCGGGCGAATGGCGGTTGTCCATGTGGCTGGATTCATCACCCCGTACTCGTCCAGTATCGCGCCATCGAGATACGTTCCCACGAGCTTCTCTGGATTCTCAGCCCCCCACATTTGAAAACGGAGCGTGTCGGTAGAATCGCCAAAAAGAGAAATATCAATTCTAAGTTCGTTCTCGTTCGGGATATAACCAGGAACGTCTTTAAGATAACTTTTGAAATAGTCCCACGCAATACGCTTCGCAAGTCCATAGTCGGGCGCTATGTACGCGTAACGAGGGCGGGGAAGTTTCCTAGAAGTATAAAGCCTTAGCCCTTGGTCAATCATCTCGTTCGCAGAAAACACGGACTTGCCGAATCTGCGGTGCGCCACGATGACGGAGAATCTCTTTAGTGACCTGTGAAGCTCCGCCTGGAGCGGCCTCGGAACATAGCCGGTATTAATCGTTTTCGCTTGGCTCGACATTCACCACAGTACCTTCTACTGGAATTGGTTCCCTCTGAATCCCCGTCTGAAAAACAATGTTTACGGTTGCAGGAGCCGGGTCTTGCTTCACCTGCTGCCCGAATCTCTCCCGATCGTTAACGCCCATTAAATGCTTCATAATATCTGCCTTGACCTTGGAGCTTCTGGCGTTGTCTTCGTCGACCTCTTCCGCCACTTCCACCAGCTTATCGTGGTAGAACTCCGCACGAACGCGCCTCGCCTCGTCAATCAGGTTCTTAAATTCCTGGTCCCTCGCGTACCAATAGAAAACCGTGCGCGTAGATGGAAACTGCTTGAGTTTATCCAACTGATAAAACGTCTTTCCGTTCGCAATCTCCATCGCGATCTCTAAACAAAGATTTCTCTTGTTCTTCCAGATCGACCACTCAGGATCTAAGTTCTTTTGCGGAACGTCTCTAGGAACAAGTATATGATTGCCGTCTGTCGCGGTTTTCCACCGGAAATCGTAGTCCGATCTCTCCCGATCATGGACAAGATTTCTCCCATCGACTCCGGTGGTTTTTGGGGCGGCGCTGGCCTCGATCTCGCCAGTTTCGGGATTAACGAAATCAACTGACCCATCTTTATGAACCAGCGCCTTTGGTTTGCGGCCCATATCAAGCCGTTTTCTGTCTCGCGGCGTTCAGACGTTCGCGCAGCTTAACCGCCTGTTCGCTCCATTCATTAACCCGTGGATTGAGAACGTCAGAGAACATCTTCGTCTCAATCGCCTCAAGTTCTTTTGCTAGAATGGCCGGGTCTTCACCTTGAAACGAAACTCCCGTTCCATCCCTAATTTTATCCTCGCTCATCATTCCCTTAAGTTCCGCGAAGAACTCAATCATTTCGGGGCGGGAACCTAAACCTGAAGTTTTCAGAAATTCGGTCAGTTGCGGCTTCGCCAGTGCGCGTAGCGCAACTCTTGCCGAATCAACCCGCGCCATGTACTTGTCTTCACCGCCAAGTGTTTCCTTATACGAGTTAAGCGAGTCTCTTAGCGCATTAGCCTTCGTTGTCTGTTCAGCGGCCTGGGCAGCAGCGACAGCCCCGAAATTCCACTCGGCAAGTCCAGCGACCTGCTTGGCAGATAAGCCCATCTTAAATGCGAGATCCTTAAATCCTTTGGTAACTTCTTCGTTAATCGTTTGACCTTCAGGAGCCTTGATTTCGTACTTATCGGAGCTTTCAGGGCGACCGACTTTCTTGTAAAACGCATTCCAATCTTCCTCCGTGCTTTTCTCGTTCGGGATCACAACCTTCTCGGCACCCATCATCTTCTGTGCGCTAACCCAAGACTTTGCCAATGATGCGGGGTCCTTGAACATCGCAAGACTTGGATCTGCCTTTATGTCGTCGGGGAGAGCCGCCAACCAGCTTCTATCATCTCCTGCGCCACTTCCAGCTCCACTAGCGCTGTCGCCCACGGATTGTTGTGCGGACCCCGCTCCACTTGCACCATCTGCGATGTTCGCGGCTTGTACAGCTCCTCCACTAGATCCGGCAGCTCCTCCGGTAGATCCATTTTCTCCCCCCGCTTCTTCCATTAAGAATTGCTTAAACATGACTTCCCTCCTGCTCGTTTATTTGTGCGATCAATTTTTCAGGATCAATTCGCAGGATGTGCATGATCTGCTTAACAACCTCCTGCTTCCCAATGTTCTTGAATGTGCTCGCGTCATCACCAGGAACGTGCGGCGTCTTCCACATAATGAAATTGCTTTTCATCATGTCGTAAAGAACCGCCTCCCCATCGGGAGTGCCAAATACCTTGCGGTACTGCGATATAAGTTTTTTGGATTTATCAATCCGTTCTTGTTCCGTGTTTTTCATGCCTTATTTAAGCAGCGCCCATCTCCGAGGCGATCTTTGCTGCGGGTGCCGCCGCCGCCACCTGATCTACCGCTGCTTGCTCCTGTTGTGCTTGTACGGCTGCCGCTTGTGCTTCTTCGATAGCCGCTCTCATCTGTTCCAATTCTTCCTTGTCCCGCGTCAGCTCTACGGGGAGGCCCAAAGTTCTCGCCACGTACATCACGCCCTCGTCAGCCTTGATTACCTGTGCTGATTTCGGATCAAGCTGAATGAACGGAGCCGATGCTTGAATGGCTCTCGTCAGGTTGTTCAGCTCGTTCATCAACTGCGCCTTGGCAATCTGCGAGCGGTACTTCATGCTGATCTTTCGCTCGGAGAGAATCTTAGGCATCGGCGGAATCATCCCCGCCTCGTCGGCAATCTCGTACACACGCTCAATCGTTGGCCGTAGCGATTCCGGCTGCTGCCTTCCCATAAGTGGGCCAAGGTGCCGATTCTGCTCGTCCGTGCGTTGCATGGATTCCGTTGCCGTCATCTGCGGGCCGTTCCTGAGCTGCAACTGGTCGGAATAAAAGGTTTGCTTGATGCGGGTGCGAACGTCTTCGAGAATTTCCTGCGATAGATGCAGGTTCGTGCCGATGGTAAGGGGCTTAATGAAATCCCCCTGCCCGCCCCGATACGTTGTGATCCCTGCGGGAGTGAGTCGCAAGGAACCCATGATTCCGTCATCGGGGACAAGCATGGGGGGATAATTGGAAAGCTGCTGCGCCCGGATGGTTTCCTTCATCATTTCTTGCAGCATCTTGACATCTGCCAAGCAAATCATTGCGGGAGAGCGCCCATAAACCTCACCGCTCGCCTTCGACCAGCGGCCAATGGCAAAGGGAAGGTTGTTGAAGCCTTTCTCATCGAGTTTCACCTGGTCCTGCTCGTTCTTTATATAGGTGCAGGAAATGAACTTCTTCCCGGCAATGGCGAGCTTCTTGGCTTTGGAGTATTGGCGGTTGGGCAGGATGACCTGAAGAAGCTCAATCTCTTCTTCCGGTGATTGCGCATCCTTATCGAGAATGAATTTCGGAACCTTGTCACCGAACTCTTGGATGATCTGGCGGGGCTTCCACTTGAAGACGTAGAAAACCGTGTCGACCATTCCTTTATTGTTCTCTTCGATCCAGCAATCCTTGATGTGCTTGGTGGAGAAACGGATAATGTCCACATCGTCACGCTCAATGAACATTGCAGCGGTGCCGAAGGAGCAAAGGTCTAGGTAGTATTCGTGGATCTCGGTCTGGAAGTTCGACCCGTTCATCAGCTCATGGCAAACGTGTGCCGAACGCTGGAGCCACCGCCTAACCTCGTCATCCTTATCTAGTTCAGGAATGCCGGTCGTGAACTCAAACCAATAAGAAGAGGGATTCGTGAGCATCCCGTGTAGCGCTGATGCAAGGGTGTCGTTCGCCTTGATGCCGGTCGAATCATATATTTGGAGGGTGCGCTTCTCGCCTTGCGTCCCCTCTCGCGTGAAATTGTTCTTATTCGGGTGGAAGTAATCGGCAATTTCCTGAAGGTGAGAATCGAGCGTTGAACGCTTAGACTTCAGCGCTTCCAGGCGCTTATACGCATCCTTGGCTTCCAGCATGAATCCCCTGCGGTTTGGAGCCTTGCACCCCAAAAGTTAATAGAACTTAACAATGTTAAGAAAATTCTCTTGACGAGTCGAGTAAAAAAACTCAAGCTGAAATTAAGCTGAGAAGCGGGGAATCTGTTTTCATAGCAGATCCGCTACAAAATCGGCCCAGGTAGATCCCGTTCCTCGGGACAATCTAACCGCAAATCAATCTTAACAATTTTAACCTTTTTTGGGAGATGACACACCATGTCTGCTCAAGTAACAGAAGCACACGTACAGCAGTACAGTTCAAACGTTTACCACCTAGCGCAACAGCGCGGTTCGCGCCTTCGCGCCGCCGCCCGCCAGGAAATGCAGAACGGGAAACGCAAGTTTTTCGACCGCATCGGGTTGGTAGAGGCGGTCCTTAAGACCAGCCGCCACCAAGATACCCCTCAGAACGACACGCCCCATAGCAGACGTGCCGTAGACCTGAGCGACTACATCCAGGCCGACCTGATCGATGACGAGGATTTGATCCGTATGCTCATCAACCCTCAGAGCGCCTACTCTCAGGCTTTCGCTAACGGTTTTGGTCGCAAGATCGACTCCGTGATGATCGCCGCCATGAGAGGCAATGCCTACTCTGGTGAGACTGGCGGAACCGCCGTGGCCCTCCCCGCTGCTCAGAAGGTGCTTGCCGCCCTCGACAGCGCCGTGGGAACCCCGACCGGCCTCAACGTGGACACCATCCGTCGCGTTGGCTACGTCTTTGATGAAGCCGATGTGGACCCCTCGCTGCCCCGCTACTTCGCCATCACCGCAAAGCAGAAGCAGCAGCTCTTGGGTCAAACCGAGATCACGAACTCCGACTACGCGAGCGTAAAAGCCCTCGTAAGCGGCCAGATCGATACCTTCTACGGCTTCAAGTTCATCCACACCCAACTCCTTCCCCTGGAAGCGGCTACCTACGATGCCACGACCGGTGCGATTGACTCGGGCGCTGGTTCCTTGGGTGCCACGGTAGCTCGTCGGTGCTTGGCCTGGGTTGGCGACGGCGTAATCCTCTCCATCGGCAAAGACATCGAAGCCAAGGTGGAAAAACGGGCAGACAAGAACTACTCCACGCAGGTTTTCACCCGCATGAGCGTAGGCGCTACCCGCATGGAAGAAGAAAAGGTTGTCGAAGTGGTGTGCTCCGAAGCCTAAACCAAACGGGGGCGAGAAGCCCCCTAGTTTTTAAACTTTTACTTTAAGGAGATTAGAAAATGGCTAGCAAATACGGAGCAGAATACCAAAACGTAACTCAGGACGTACCCAGCGAGAAGGCACCCATCAATAAATGGGGTGGCCGCGTTCGTGTGATGTACGACACCTACGCCATTTCGGCTGATTTGGCCTCGGGCGACAAAATCTATCTCGGCAAACTCAAAAAGGGCGACCGCGTTCTTGATGTGGTTATTGCCTTTGCTGATCTCGATGGATCGGGCGGAACCATTGACGTTGGCTATGAATATAACGCGGCTGGTGAATCGTCTCTGACCGATGACGCGGACGCATTCCTGGCCGATGTGGACGTAACTTCCGCTGGCACCGTGGGCATGATCGAGCAGGCCAACATGGCCGGTTTTGGTTATGAAATCGAGGGCGATGCCGACATCGTAGCCACCATTGACGGTGATACCGACGCCACCTCGGGAACGATTAAGTTGATGGTTATTTTCGCTTCTGCCTAACGCCTGACTCCTGTGCGGGGGGTGCCCTTTCTTGCTTCCGTGGGATTGGGCACCCTTTTTTATCGGTCCTATTGTTAATTTTTCTTAACAATTTAGTGCCGACGCATCATAATCAATAAATCCGCAGGGGGAGTCCATGACTTTGGCGATCTCCGCCATTTCAATTTGTAATTCCGGGCTGATTAAACTCGGCCAGGAACCTATATCCTCGCTTGCCCAAGACACAAAAACCGCCAGGCTCTGTAACGCAATCTTTGAAGTCTGCCGGAACGAGGTTCTCGAAGCGCATCCTTGGTGCTTCGCTACCAAAACGCAAGAACTCGCTTCCGTAGTGGCCGAAGATACGCTGGAGATTTGGCAGTATCTCTATCAACTCCCTGCGGATTTTTTAAAACCCGTACTCGTTGACGACGAAAAGCAGGAGTACGAGATCCGCGACGGATATTTGATGGCTGATAACGAGCCAGTGGTTCTGAAATATATTTACGAGAACACGAACACCGGGACGTGGAGCTACTCCTTTGCTCAGTGCCTTTCTTGGCGCATCGCCGCCGAAATCGCTTACGCCTTAACCAATTCCACCACCATCGCGGAAGCCATGTTCAAGGGATATGACATGAGCCTCAGAGCTGCTCGCTACAACGATTCTCTTAAGAAGGCTCCGCATAAAGTGATCCTGGATTCCTTTATTGATGTGAGGAACTGATGGCCAGGAAGGTAGTCCAGAAGACCAGCTTCCTTGGTGGAGAGGCGGGGCCGCTCCTTGAGGGCCGGTCTGATCTGGCACAATTCCAGCTTGGGGTATCCCCCGGACAAAACTTCATTGCTCTTAAGGGCGGTGGTGTTACTCGCAGGCCAGGAACGCGATACGTGAAGGCAACCGAGGGGAATAAACCCGCAAGGCTTTTCCCTATCGTAACCAGCCTAGATTCTTCGGCCACGATTTACTTAATGGAAATTGCGGTTGCCAGTTCCACTACGCTCACTTTCAGAGCCATAAAAGTGTCAGACGGATCTGTAACTGGTGCAGGGACGTGGACAGTATTGACCGGAAATTTCGATTCCACGACAGGCGCGGGATTAGAAGAAATTCAGATGGCGCAATCTGGCCTTGATTTCTTTTTCACGCACAAGGGATTCGCGCCGATCATTATTACGTGCTCGCCGGGCGGCGGCCCACTCGCTCAGATCGAGTATACAGCAAGAGTTACGGCCAGTCGCGCCCTTTGGTTCGCCGTTCCATATCGAACGGCCAATATATCCACAACCACACTTTCTATCGACGTTGAAACTGTAGGAACGGGGAGAGTGGTTACGGCATCGTCTGCAATCTTTGTCGATAGTTCTGTTGTTGGTTCTTGGTACAGAATGAAGACATCGGGAGGGAGTGATGGTTGGTTTAAAATCACAGGATGGACCGATACCACACACGTCACTGTTCAGGTTTATTCTGCAATAAGCGCCGCTGCGTCTGCGACAACGGATTGGTCTGAGTCCGCATGGAGCGATTACCGTGGCTGGCCGAGGACGATAACATTCTACGGCCAGCGCCTAGTCTTTGGCGGAAACTCCCATCAACCAGATACGTTTTGGATGAGCCAGGTTGGCGACAACCTTCAGATGAGCGCCAGCACAAGCGGGATTGATGATCCACTGCAATTCACCCTAGCGTCAAGCAGGCTAAACCAAATTCGCTGGATGGACGGCGGGAAAAAACTCACCATCGCCACGTCCTCCTCTGAGTGGGTGGGAACCGTTAGCAACGATGGAACGAATCTTTTCGTGGAATTCAATGAAGAGACAACCCACGGAAGCTCCACGGCAAAAGGAGTTAAGGTAGACAACGGATTAATTTTCGCTCAGAGATCCGAGCGGACGATAAGAGAGTTGTCTTTTAATTTCGACAATGATGCCTATGAGGGAACTGACCTAAATCTTTTTGGCTCCCACGTTGGAACGGCTTACGGGAGATTCGAGTCTACTAGCGGAGTTGGCATTGCGGAACTAGCCTATCAGGGCTCTGGATCGGACGTTATTTGGGCGAGAGATAATTATGGGCGATTTTTCGGAATAACCAGGGACAAGAAACAACAGATCGCCTCGTGGCACTCGCACACAGTTGGCGGTAAGGTGACAGATTCCCTGTTCACTGGTGGATCGGGAGATGATTATCCCGCACTTGTGAAAAGTATTTGCGTTGTTCCCGAGTCAACTGGAAAGCGCGACAGAGTGTGGATGGTTGTTCGCAGGGCCATTAACGGAGGAAACATCTACTCGGTTGAGTACATGGATGATATTAAGGTCCATCCATACCTAACCTGCGGAACGTCTGGAGACATTAAGGCGTTCCTTGATTGCGCCTCTTTCGCTACCGCAGCTTCAACCGTCACGTGGTCCGGATACGCCGGGTCCACGTCTGGAAAACCTGATCTAAGAAATGAGTCCGTTTACGTTGTGGCAGAAGACACCAACGGGGCAATTGTCCATTCTGGATTATTGACCGTTAGCAACACTGGCGTAATCACACTTCCGACCGCCGCCACATCTATCGCTGTTGGCCACCATTCAGACGCCATTCTTAGACTACTTCCAATTGAGGGCGGGGATGCTCCGGATGTCAAAATGCGCTCGGCCAAACGGGTTGATGTTGCTGCCGTTCGCCTCCATCAAACTTGGGGCCTGCGTGTTGGGAAAAACAGAATACAGCGCATCAGTGGTAATGAGGACAATACTACATTTGAGCCAATATCCTTCAATCTGAAGGATTTGCCGACGATCGCCACGTTTACGGGTACAAAGGAAATACCAATCCCAACGGATGCCGACACCGATGGATCTTTTGCGCTTGCCATGCAGGAGCCTTGGCCATGCACCATTCTCTCTATTTCGTCTCGGGTGGTGTCTAATGAAGTATAGCCTTTTTGATGTAACGCCGGAAGACGTAGATAAAATCCAAGCAAAGGAGTGCTACTCGGTTGGGGAACTTGGGTGCTGCAAACTCCTCATTAAGATGGCGATGGTAAACGTCGATAGCATTGCCCTTGGTTTCGGTGACGAAGACGGAAGACTTCACGGGATTGCTGGCTCTTATAGACAGTGGGAACACTCCTCTCAGCTATGGGCGATCTTCGATAAGCGCACCGAGAAGTATCCTCTCGCCCTTACAAAGGTATGCGAATCGCTAATCAAGTTCGCCGTTAAGAAGCAGGACCTACACAGAGTTTCACTTAACGTCCGCTCTGATTACACCTGCGGAAACGCATTCGCGAATTTTCTTAAATTCAGCCTAGAGGGAAGAATGAACCGTTATCTTCCTGACGGCGGTGACGCAAACCTTTACGCGAGGTTGTTTGTATGAGTGCCGCAGCGCTGGCAATCGGAACAGGATTAGCCGCTTACGGAAGCATTCGTGCCGGTCAATCGAAAGCGGCGGCCTATGAAATGGAAGCCAAAGCTAAGGTTTCCCAGGCCGCGCAGGTTGATCTTGCTGCCGCGAGAGAGATTGAGCTTACCGAAAGGCGATATCAGCAAACAAAGTCGGCACAGATTACTGCCATTGGCCGGTCTGGTGTTCAGATAAGCGGCTCGCCCCTACTTCAACTAGAGGATTCTGCTGCTAATGCCTTTGACGAGATTCAGTCGATTAAGCAAGCCGCCGCATACAGAAAACAAACACTACAGGATGAGGCCGGAATGAGTCGCTTCCTTGGTAACGATGCCGAAATGGCCGGATACATTAATGGAGCGAGCAGCATCCTTACAGGAATTTCTCAGAATCCATATATGTACGATCAGAAGCCAAGTTCCAATTACGTGAACCTTGGCCCATCTGGAGGATAACCTTTGCCGACGCTGCCGAAATTCGAAGAATCGCGTAACCGCTTACCAGAAGCGCCTCCGGCAACGGACATTAGCGCCGAACGCTTTGGCAAAGATGCCGCCGCACTCGCTCAATTTGGCGGGGAGCTGGGGCAATTGGGCGGCAAACTCATGCAAGCGCGAAAACAGGCGATTGAATCAGATGCCGTGGCTAACGCGCAAACGAATGACCTTATTGAATTCAGCACAATGGAAGACGAGGAACGTGCGGCTTACCAGAAGGATATTTCCGCCCCAGGCGTAGACGTAAGCCAAGTCTCCAGTATGTCCGACCGCTTGAAAACTCGAATGGAGAAATCCATTGAGGCGAGATCGAAGGGAATGCCAACGGGGGACGCGCAAAGGGAGTACCTACAAAGGATTACTCCAGTTGCCACCCGCTCCTACCTTGGAAACGTCGATTGGGAGAACAAAACAAGAACTGGCGCAATTCTAGGAAACATGGAAACCAAGGGAAACCTTGTTTCTCAGAGCATTGCTAAGAATCCATCCTTGGCTCGCGCAATGGATCACATCAGCGCACTCAAAGCAGACGTGGCCGCGAAGACGGGAACCATTTTCGATAACGAACAAGCGCAGAAAGCGTACAAGGTTTTAGGGAAGAACTACGCCGTAAGTTTATTTGAAGGTTTGGCCAACGGTACAGCAGCGGATTCCAAGTACGGCAGGGAATTGGCGAAGAATATGCCTCCCGAGATGGCCGCACTCTTTGACGCTGGCGACGTAGACAAGATTGATAAGCGATTCGACCAGGCCGACCGCGAGCGAAAGCAGCAGTTCGATATCGACAAGGCGGCTAAGAAAGAAGCCCTGCAACTCCAGCGCGATAAAGCGCAAGACGCCATTCTTGCCGATATTTACGAAGGTAAATCCAACGTGCGGGACATTATCCACGGAAAGGGCGCAATCCTCGATCCTGACAAGAAGCAGCAGATGCTTGGGATTCTAAAGCAAAGGCAATTCGAGCCGAAGATTCCCGCCCCCGCCGCGCTGAAAGATGTTATCGGCAGAATCCATGCGGAACCGGGAGATCCTAAAAGAATCGCTTCCGAAGATCAGTTATTGAACGTCTACAACAAGGGCGGAATGACGTACACGCAGCTAAATCAAGCGCGAAAAGAATTGCGCGACTTAAGCACTCCGCAGGGGCAGGTTGAGGGAGATTTAAAGAAGCAGCTTTTCACCCAAGCGAAAAAAGCACTCACTGGCAAGAACGCGATGGAGATGGTCGATCCAGACGGCGAGGAACAATACGCAAAGTTCATGGCATACGCCTATGACCGTATCGAGAACGCGAAGAAGAACGGCGAGAATGTGCGCGATCTTCTCGACGCCAATTCCAAGAACTACATCGGTAACGCGATTAAGAATTTCCAGAAGTCGCCGCAGCAAGTAATGAAGGCGCAGGTGGATAAACTCAAATTCGCTGCGATGGCCAAGAAAGCGGCCAATGAGCCTCTCGCCCCACAGCCCAAGGGCACGGTGTTGATGCTCGACCCCGCAGGGAAGAAATTCTATGTGCCGGAAGCTAACGCGCAGAAGGCGGCGGCGCGAGGATTTAAGCCTGCCGAAGCCAAAAGGAAGTAATGCCCGAAACAGCCGCACAGACTGACGACTTGGGACTCATCCCCGCAGAGGTTCAGCATGATCCCGGGGAAGACCTTGGGCTGATTCCTGCCGACGCTCCGAAGCTTGAGCCTGACATGGCTTCGATGAAAGCGCATTTCGAGGAAGCCTTAAAGAAGCCAAAGGAAGATGGGACTCAGCGACAAGCGGAAGGCATTTGGGATGCGATCGTTGCTGGGTGGCAGGGGTCTGCTGGCGTTGGCGTTAAGCGGTTGATGACTGGCGAAGGACGACCAGAAGTTATTCTGCCGGAAAACGCTCCCATGGCTTCTCAAATCGCATCAGGACTATCGGGATTTGTTGGCGATGTTCCGGCAATGATTCCTGGCTTCTTTGCTGGTGCCGCCGCTGGAACTTCCGTGGTCCCCGGCCCGGGAACCGCCGTTGGTGCTGCTGCTGGCGCGATGGCTTTCCCGGCTGCGATTCGCAAGGCGCTGATGGATCACTACGAAAAAGGAGACATCAAAGACGCGCACGATTTCGTAGCTCGCTCCATGTCTGCGCTTTGGGAAGGATCTAAGCAAGGTGTTGTTGGGGGATTAACTGGCGGTGCCGGACTTGTCGCCGGGAAGGTGGTCACTCCTATCGCAGGGAGCTTAACTGCGCGGCTGGCCCCGACAGTGGCTGAAATTGCTACGATGACCACGGCAGGAGCGGCTATCGAAGGACACCTCCCAAACGCCGAAGACTTCACCGTTGCCGGGCTGATGGTCGCAACGATTCACGGATTAACTAAAGTTGGTGTCGGAGGATCAAAGCACGTTTCGCAGAAGATGCGGAAAATCTACGCCGAAACCGGGATTAGACCCGAGCAAGTAGTTGAAGATGCAAAACAAAATCCTGTATTACAGCAAGAGTTACTAACGGACAATAACGAGGTTCCGAAGGCGTATAAGCCGCTGGCGGAACAGTCTTTGGATATTAAGTCTAGCGGTGAGATTTCTGAGGTAACTGGCAAAAGCCCTAAACGAGCAGACCTTAATGACGACACTCCGATTTATCGGGGTCACAGACCGAAAACAGAGGGTAGTTACTGGACGCTGAATCCAGAACAAGCCAAGGGCTATGCCGGAACAGATGGCGAGTTGTTTCAATCTCGCCTAGGAAATGTTCCCAAGGATGTTTTCAATAACGAATTTGGCGATCAGCTTTCGTATCAACAGCACTTTGAAACAACAGATGTTGTCGCTGGACCATCGCTAAGAAACCTGCCCATAGAAAAGAAGTACACGCAGAAAAGCGTTTCCATGGCCGAGGTGGTGAACGAGCCGGCACCAGAGATCAAGCCCGATCATCCTGCGGTGAAGACGATTCTCGAAAACGTGGAAGACGCGCCCAAGCCAGCAAAAGAGGGATACAGTTTCTCAAAAGCCTATACGGATTTTATTGACCGCCTAAATCCCATCAAAGAGGCGGTGGATGTTCTGACGGGGGGGAAGAAGAATCTTTCCGTCGAAGAAAACCCCTATCAGCTTGCGCGAATGGCCAACGACTTCAAGGCTAAAGTGAAGCATTTCGTTGAGCGCGGCACGATTGATTTCAAGACGCTACAGGTCAACGGTAAGGGATTGAACGAAATTGTTGCTCCATTTAAGGAAAACCTGCGGGAGTTTGAAGCGTTCCTTATCTCGAAACGCGCCATGGATTACGAGAAGCGCGGTCTATCTGCCGGGTTCGATATGGCTGCCGCCAAAGAAGTCATCAAGATGGGCGAGAAGAAATATGGCGCAGCGGCAAAAGAGCTAGTTGAGTTTCAGCGCCGCACTCTTCAATACGCTCTCGATGCCGGACTGATTAACGAGAAATCCTATAACTCGATGATTAAGGCTGGCGAGGGGTACATCCCGCTTAAGCGCCTATTGGAGCCTGGGCAATTCGAGAACGTGCGAACCAAGGGCGGGGCACTTAAGAGAGTCAAGGGCGTCGAAGAAGGCGCGGACATAAAAACCAAAAGCCCCATGCTTTCCATTCTGGAAAACACCGAATCGCTCATGCGCTTGGCTGAGAAGAACCGCGCCGTGGAATCCTTTGTGAAGATGGCCGAGGGAGATCCTGCCGTAATCGAGAAGGTGCAAGCCAAAAGCCGCCCCATCGAAATATCGGAAGCGGAAGTGAGAAAATTCTTCGATGAACACGGAATTGAGGGGGATGCGGAATCGTTCAATATCTTCCGCCCCAACCAGTTAAAACTGGCAGAGAACGAATTCGAGGTTATCCGAAACGGCAAGCGGGAGGTTTTCCGCACCACAAAGGAACTAGCCGAAGCCTTCCACGCACTCGATGGCGACGCCACATCCATGAATATCGGGATGAAGATTGCCCGCGCGGTCACAACGCTTAAGCGCATCGGCATCACTCTGACACCAGAATTCATAACGCGAAACTTTCTGCGCGATCAAATGATGTCTGCGGCCACATCCAAGGGCCATGTTCTTCCCTTCGTAGATGTCGTCGTAGCAATTGGCGACTTGGTTAAAAAGAATGACCACTATTACAACTGGCTTAAAGCTGGAGGCGCTCAGGGGGCGTTCCTAGAACTCAATGACCGCTACCTAATGAAAGACGTTTTCAAGCTGGAGAAAAGCACGGGGATGCTGGAATCCACTTGGAACGTCATCCGAAGCCCGGTTGATGCCTTGCTCGCTGGCGCTCATATCGTGGAACTCGCCCCGCGCTTAGCGGAATTCAAGAAGGTATCGAAGGGCGCGGCATCGGGAAAGGGCGTGTTTGAAGGCGGATTTGCTTCTCGGGAGGTGACACTCGACTTTCAGCGCATGGGCGCGAAGATGAGCGCATGGAACGCTATTACTGCCTTCACCAATGCCACCGTCCAGGGCGCGGATAAGGCGGCACGGGCATTAAAGGAAAACCCGGGTGAGGTGGCGCTGAAGGCTGGGATTTACATTACTACCCCGTCGATCCTCCTATGGTGGGCGAATAAGGATGATCCTAGGTACGAAGCCATCCCGAGGTGGGAGAAGGATCTTTATTGGATTATCCCGACCGACAAGTGGGTGGCGGCAACGCCGGAAGACCATGCGGAGTTAATGCCCGAGCACCTAACCAAGGTTGTGAACGGGGAATTGCAGATCAATAAAGGCGTGGTTTACCGCGTTCCTAAGCCTCACGAATTCGGCGTTTTGTTCGGCTCTTTGCCTGAGCGCCTGATGGAGAAATACTTCAAAGAGAATCCCCGCGCCTTCAAGGATTTCGATGAAACGATCATGGGGGTGCTATCCCCCAGCATTGTGCCGGATGCCGCCGCGCCCGCATTAGAACAGTGGGCGAACAAAAGTATGTTCACTGGCAGGGATTTGGTTCCCTTCACATTGGAAGGCGTGGCTCCAGAGTATCGTTTCACGGACTACACTTCTGAATCGGCAAAGCAGCTTTCCAAGATGACATCCTGGCTGGCCGGGCCAGAGCGCGCGGCTACTCCGATCATGATTGATAACTACGTTCGCCAGTGGAGCGGCACCATGGGGCAGTACGCTCTTGAACTGTCCGACACGCTTTTGCGAAAGGCTGGCGTGACGGATGGCGTGGACGCCGAGAAATCGCTTGCGGATATTCCCGCCATCAAAGCCTTTGTGGTTCGCTACCCTGGCGCAAACGCTTCGCACATAACTGACTTCTATGACCGCAAAAAGCAGGTCGATCAGAAGATGAAAACGATTAAGCACCTCTCCAAGCAGATCGACATGGAAGACGAGCTGGAATCCTATATGGAATCAACCTCCGGCGAATCCATGGCGCAAATGAACGGCACGGCCAAGGCGCTCACCGCATCTAGGAAGACGATTCAAAACATCAATGCAAACCCGGAAATTAGCCCGAAAGAGAAGCGGCAGTTAATCGACGGTGAGTATTACAAAATGATCGAAGCGGCGAAGATGGCAATGCAGATCGCAGATGAACTAGACAAGCAAATGGCGAAAGCCGAAACACGGATGACACAAGGAGAGTAATGCACAAAGCACAGGAATGGGCGGTTTGGGGATACGAGTGGTTTGCACAAATCTTTATCTGGCTGGTGTTTGCGGCGCTGATAATCATGATGCCAGCAGATTCCCCAGGCCAAACGAAGTGGACGCTCATAGCCATTTTAAGCGCGGGGCTTATATCTGAAATCTTGATTCGAGAAAAGCTAGGGATTGCCGCGCAATTGCTCTTTGTTTACTGCGTGGCCAACGCCGCTTGGTTCGGTATCTATAAATTCAACAGATACCAGTTCCTTTGCGTGGCCGATGTGTACTCAGGAAAGTGCATCCTCGATGAGCAAGGAAGGGGGATGCTAGATGTCTATAGCCAACAGGCCATCAAGATGTTTGCCATGGACGGGCTGGCGAAACTCCTTCTCGTAATCGTCCCGCTGATGCTTTTTTTGGAAAACAGGGAAAGATTGCGCTTTTGGGGATCTCGCTTGGCGGCGGCATTCTGTGGCGTTGATGTTCTAATGGTCTTCTACGCCTTCTTTTTCGAGCCGAAATGGTGCCAAGTCGTGAACACCTGCGGGGGTTCTTTAAGCAACCCCTCAATGAACTCCAGCATGATAGTGGCCACCCTGCCCTTCCTTATTAAGCACACGGGCGGCAAGGTTCGGTGGATTGCCTTGGCCCTTGCCGTTGGCTCAGTATTTCTCTCCAAGGGAAGCATCGGGATTGGGCTTCTCTGTGCCCTGGCGGTGCTTTACGCCATCCGGTTCAAGTGGTGGAAGCTGCTGGCGCTCGCCCCCCTGCCCCTTGCTGTGGGCGCATTTCAGATGCCTCTCAATCTGCTGTTTAACTCTGGAAACCGCTTCAACGCTTGGGAGTTCCTCATGGGCGCATGGGCAAAGCGGCCCATAAACTACCCCTTTGGGACGGGTTACGGAACCTTTGGGGTCTTCTCGGCAAACCTTCAAGTATCGAGCGGTAAGTTCCAGAATGATTGGTGGATTTGGCTCCATAATGATTGGCTGGAAGTCCTCTTTACGCTGGGTGTCGTTGGGCTTGTTCTGGCCCTCCTAGTCTACGCCTCGGCTCTTTGGAGGCTTTACTGCCGTGGGGAGCATACTGAAACCATATCCCTGTGCCTGTTCGGGCTGGTGATGGGATGCAATTACCCGGCTCATCAGCCGATTTCCGCCTTGTTCGGAGCCTGGATTGTGCTTTTGGGGCTTCTAAAGACAACAAATAAAGATGCGGAAATTGTCTTGTCGCGGCATAATTGTTAAGATTTATTAACTATCGGGGGTATTGATGCGCCTTTTCCTTATGTTAGCCATTGTCCTCCTGCCTCAATTTGCCTTCGCCGATGCCGGTGCAATTGATGCCGCAGTGGTGGTGAACTACGACGCTTCCACTCAAAGTTCCGCACTCACGGCACCTGCGGGAGCGGGCGGGATTCAGAAGTATCGAATCGCCGCGCAGACCGCCGTTTACTACGTCGTTGGCGCAGACCCCACGGCCAATTCCACGGGCACTTTTCTTCCCGCAAACACGGTTGATTACGTCTACGTCCAGAGCGGCCACAAAATCGCGGTCGTGAAGGTTGCTACCTCGGGCCTCATGTCGATCAACAAAGTTAAATAATGGAGAGAACGATGAAAATCTTTTACCTACTTCTTGCACTTACGATTTCCACTAACGCTTTCGCTACTCGGAGAGGTGCACCCTTTCACCCGCATGACGATAAGCGATTCGATGAAATCGAAGATCAACTCGATGAGACAACGGAAGCGGCATCCCTCGCACGGAAGCAAGCACGGTTCGTCTACGATGTGGCCGTTGATGGCGGTAGCTCGACGGCGAACAAAGCCTTGGGCGTTACCCTCCCTGCGGGAGCGGTGATTTCCAAGGTTCTGCTCTATATCAACACCGCCTTCACCGACTCTGGAACGGGCTCATTGGCAATTCAGTGCGGTGGAACCAGAGACATTCTTGGTTATGCCGACGTAACTTCGCTATCGATGAACTCCATGCTTATCGGCGGATACGAAGACTCTGCAACGAACTCTCCCACAAGCGGCGTGATGATTGTTGGGGACGGCCCGGCCCTCACCGCGATTACCACGGGGCTTAATAGCGTAACCACCGCTTGCGAAGTGACCGCGATTGTTCGTGGCGATTCCGGCTATGTGCCGCTAACGGCTGGCAAGCTCACTGGCATTATCGAGTATTTCCAATTCGAGTAACGGCGACTAAATGAGCGGATAAGGGGGTTAGGGAATGACCCTAGCTGTTCAAACTGTACGGCAAGTATTCAACGGTAACGGAAGTACGGTTGATTTCACGATTCCCTTCGCCTTTTCTGCAAACGATGAAGTAGAGGTAATTCACGTTTCTTCGGCTGGCGTGGAAACGGCACAAACATACACCACGCACTACACAATCGTCGGATCTACGCTGACGATGGTAACGGCCCCGGCAAGCGGGGCCTTTCTTCTTATCAAGATGGATAAGGACTTAGAGCAGCAGACGTGTGACTTCGCTGACAACACTCCATTCCTGCCGACGACTGTAGAATCCTCAGACGACTACCAAGCCTCTCTTATTCAGCAGCTAAACGAGCGAATCGACCGCTGCGTTACTTTCCCGAAAAGCTCTACACATACCAATATAGAGATCCCGCGAACGCTGGTGGCCAGTTCTGTGCCGATGGTGAATGCGGGAGCAACAGCTTTCGAGTGGATCACGAGAGACAGTTTAGCGGGTGACGACGGGACCGATGGGGCTGACGGCGATGACGGTGCCAGGGGAAGTCTTTGGACTACTGGCTCGGGGGCACCGGCTGGCTCGGCTAACGCCGGGGACTTGTACTTGGACGAAGATACGGGGAACGTATGGCAATACAGCTAAACATTCAAAGTATCTTCTGCCGACCACTTTGCATGAAGTCGCTTTCTCTTCGCCATTTCGCAGATGGAACAGTAACGCTGTTTTCCATAAACTTTATCAAATGGATGCCCTCGTTTGCAGTGCGTCTTTCTGGCATTAAGCGCAGGTCGAGAAACGCTGTCATTGAAAATGTTTTCTTTGCGCGTGAGAAGCTGAAGATGCTGGGCGTTCACGCATCCAGGCTTTCGGCAAATGTGATTAATGACAAGTCCTTCGGGAATGTCTCCGTGGACAAAGAACCAAGCAACGCGATGTGCGCGGCGGTTTCTTCGGCGAAAGTGAAAAGTTCCATATCCGTCCTTATCAACCTGGGCTTGCCACATATGGCAGTCACCAACCTTTTTCCACTTAGTATTAAATCTTTCGTTGTCCGTCATATGAGCCTCCGCATGGAACGCATGGGTGCATGGAACACATGGGGGAATTTCTAACATGGGATGGACGCAGATTGCAAACATTAAGGGTACGACCGGTCCCGCAGGACCGACCACCTATGACTTAGTTGTAGACGCCGCTGGCGGCGGGGACCATACGACGATAGGTGCCGCGATTACTGCGGCCAGCGCCGGGGATTCCATAATTATAGTTAAGGGCACATACGCCGAGAACGTCACTGTTTCAAAGCAGCTATTTATTCAAGGCAGGGGCCGAGGCTCATTCATCGACGGCACGGTTACGTTTGATTCATCGTCGGATTACAGCACTCTAAAAGACGTGAAGGTTGGCGGCGACGTAACTCTGCAATCTGGCGCTGATGGGATTCGTGCCGACATTCTTTTCGAGAACGGATTTCAATTCCAAGTTGACGCGGCAGTTGTTGGCGACAACCTAACAAGCGTCACGGAGGCATGATGTTCAGGCTTTTAGTTATCCTACAGATTCTCCCAGCGATTGCCTTCGGTGCTGCGTCAAGCGGTTATACGGTTGGAGGCCCGATTAAGTCTCGTACCAGCTTTATCCTGGAAGACCCGGGGGCCGGTCAGAGCACGGTTACAATTGTTTCCCCATCGGTTGTTGGATCTAGCAAAATAGCCACGCTTTTCGATGCGACGGATACGATTGTCGGCAAGGCGACCACTGACACCCTGACGAATAAGACGATTGCTGCGGCCAACAACACCCTGACCATAGCTTGCTCTGATCTATCTGACGAAGCGGCATCATGCGCCACCGATGCCACGAACGCCTCGAACATTTCCAGCGGAACACTTTCCGTAGCCCGCGCCACCATTGCCAACACGGCCCTCACAACCTGCACCACGGCGAGAACCGTTGACTGGTCTTTGGGGAACTCGTTCACGCTTTTACTGACTGACGCGAACTCTTGCGCAGTTACATTCTCCAACCCAACGTCTGGACAAGTTATCGTTATCGACTATACAAACGGTGCTGGTTCTGGTTCTGGCTCTGTTTCCTATGTTTCTACAGTGAAGTGGCCCGGAGGAACCGTGCCCACAATGTCCACTGGTGCCTCTGCCACCGACTCCTGCACGTTCAAGTACAACGGGACCGACTACAGGGGAAGCTGCGTACAGGATATGCAATGATTAGGCTCCTTGCCATCATTGCCATCATCATCCCGGCGAACGCTGGCGTTTTCCCGTTTTCTTTCTGGCAGAGCGGCGGATTACTCGTATCCACCTGTGCCGATGGAACGCTTACAAGCGATGGCGATTACGATATTTGCAATATGGGTTCTAGTGGAAACATTGTTTTCACTGGCGGTCCTGGGCTTGTTTGGCGTGATGCAGTTGGCGGCGGCGGGGCTGGCGGAAACAGTAAGGCATCTGAAGATGGAACTGGCGGAGGGGGCGGCGGCGGGGAGCACCTAGACGATGCTGCGCTGGCATATTCCGTTTCTGCTGGAACATATCCCATAATAATTGGTGCGGGAGGAGCGCACGATCCTACGGCATCGAACGGCGCTCGCGGTGGTATTGGTGGCGATACAACGGGAATCGGCGTTACCGCAGATGGCGGCGGCGGCGGCGGCGGTACTGCTGTAGATGGCGGCATAGGCGGCGACGGCGGAAACGGCGGAGGCGGGGCCAAGAGCACAACCAAGGATGGCGTTGCCGGTGGTAACGGAGATCAGTTCGATGGTGGTGCTGGAGAAACCACGGACACGCGCTTTGCTGCTGGTGGCGGCGGCGGTGCCGCAGAGAACGGCGATGACGGAACGAATACAGTAAACGGTGATGGGGGCGTAGGAACTGCCAGCACAATCACTGGATCTGCAATTGATAAGGGTGGCGGCGGTGGCGGCGGTACTGAATCGGCATCTGCCGGAACTGGCGGCACAGGGGGCGGTGGAGCTGGTGGAGCCGATCAGAACGATGGAAATGCCGGGACCGATGGACTGGGTGGCGGTGGCGGCGGTGGCGGCGGCGCTTTCGCTGGAGTCGGTCACGTTGGGGCGGACGGCGGTGACGGGAAGTTCATCGTTCGCTGGAAGGCAAGATGATTACTTTATTTATACTTATTTTCTCAATGCAAGCGGATGCGGCACGCTACTTCGCGCAGGTGGATGCGGGCGTAGTGAAGAATGTTATCAGGGCAGATAACCCTGAGTTTTTGAAAAAGCTTCCCGGAGAATGGGTGGAAACCTCGAAAGACGGTTCCATTGGGAAGAACTACGCCATGATCGACGGCGAATACCATAAAGACATTAACGCTTTTCTTTCAAAGAAACCCTTTCCCTCATGGCGGTTAGATAAAGACAAAAAGGAATGGGCACCTCCAATCGGGAAAGAGAAACCGCCGAAGGAAGAGAAATCAGTTTTTGAGTGGGATGAGCAAACCCAAGGATGGAAGAAAATCAATACCAGGGATTAGGGGGCAAGGAAGCCTATGGACCCGGAAGAGCAGAAAAAGATTTTCAAGGAAGCGCTTAAAGAGTGGATGGACGAGAAGTACGTCGCGCTCGGGAAGTGGTCAATGGGAATGATCGCCGCCCTTGCGATGGGCGCTCTGGCTTATTTCATTCTTTGGGCCAATGGCTGGAGGCAAGGATAGTGTGTGGAGGGAGAAGCTACAGCACGCTTTTGATTCTATCGGCTCTGAGCTTATTGCTGGCGTTAGCCTCATGGTTACAGCCGCAGTTCTCGGATTCATTCGATCTATTTTTAAACGACTCTTGCCGGAACAACCAGCGGGAGTGCAAACAATAAAGGAGACAAAAATGGAAGAGAAAAAAGCAGTAGTATTTAAAATCGACGGTGGCTTTTTCTACATCAGCGTAGACCCCAACAAAGACGGTCAGAACGTGCTGGAGTTGAAGGTGGATCTTGCCGAGGTGCCTGACGAAGTAATCAGCGCATTGAAAAGCAAAGACGCTCCCGCTCCGGTGGCGTAATGGTAGCGCGGTTTATGGCCGGGGCTGTAATGGCCCTGGCTTTAGCCTCCTGCTCAGCCGTTAATCAAGAGCTGAACGCTAAGATTGTTTATAAGCCAGAGATGTTCATGGAGATCAACGGGAAGGAATTCCGTGGAACTGCTGTGCCGGATCGCGCCGAAAGCTACAAGGTCAAGATCGTGGCACGCGGGAAAATTAATATGTTCCTCGCCACCACCTGCCATGAGGAAATCAAGCAGGAATTCGATCCCGGCTTTTTCGAGAAGGGCAATAAGCACGAATTTACCTATACGCCGGTCAAGGAATTGGAAGACGGTGAAACCTGCATGATGACCCTCGCCACCTACGAGAAGGATAAGGGTCGGCATGAGTGGGGCGCTATCGACTTCCAGAACGGAACGGAGAACGTATCGGCCACGCTTCTCTGCGATGGCTACAAGGTATTAACCAAGCCGGTTTCCATCTGCCGGGCGCATGAGGGGCTTATGCAGCGGATCGTCTTTGATCGCGAAATGGTGGTTAAACACGATGAGCCACACTGCGCGGTGATGAAAAGCAAAGACATGAAAACCTTTGATTGGATCATGCCCAAGGGCGAATGCACCTACTACTTTGGCGACGAGAACGATAATTTCCACCGCCTATCGACTATCGGCTACGACGGGCACCTTCTGAGGGAGATGTAATATGTGGACAGTAATCCTAAACATCCTCGGCCCATTGATTCTTTTCGCTTGTGAGAAATTCCAAGGCACCGAGGCCAAGCGGCGCGAATACATGATTATGGTGGAAGCCATGGCGAGCTACGGCATTAAGTCTGCACAGCGGCGCATGAAGGCTTGGGAGCAGAAATTCGAGGTTCGCGAAGAGTGGAAGCGCATTAAGGCTGAACGGGCGGCGGCGGCAAAAAGTGGAACTTGAAGACCTGCGGGGGGCTTCAAAAGCAGAATTAGAAGCGATTAAAAAGAAGCGCAAGCGGAAGAAGAAAAAGCAGAAGACGCGCAGAAAGTAATACCTAGTATCACCAACGCAGGGACGCGGAGGTTTTATGAGTAGCAAGGTAGCGGCTCACGATATTCTGGCAGACCTCTCAAGGGTTCATAAGGAACTTGGGCGCGTTCCTACCAGGCCGGAATACAATAAGCTTGGGAAGTTCTCTGGCTTGATCGTCATAGAGTATTTCGGAAGTTACGCCGCCATGGTAACGGCTTCCGGTCTACACTACGCAGCTAAGGGGAAAAGGAATAAGCAGGATCTCCGTCGTCAGCACTTCGATGCCTTACAGAAAGAAGTAGAAGAAAAGAGAATTCCAGCACCACCGCCGCTTGCGAAAAACCTGCTGATTATCCCTGATCTCCACGCGCCATATCACCACCCCGACGCCATGGAGTTTCTTCGAGAGCTTCATGCTGCTTATAAATTTGATACCGTAGTAAATACCGGCGATGAAATTGACGGGCACGCATGGAGCTTTCACGATAAAGACCCTGACGCGCTATCTCCTGGGCATGAACTAGAAGCAGCGATAAAAGCATTGGAACCGCTCTATAAACTCTTCCCCAAGATGCGCCTTGCTGAGAGCAATCACGGTTCACTCATCCACAGGCGAGCTAAACACTTCGGCCTTCCCCAGCACGTTATCAAATCCTACCGGGAAATCATCTGCGCCCCCGGAGGGTGGGAGTGGGATTTCGAGATTCAATTACAGATGAGTAACGGGAAGCGTCTAATGATTCACCACGCTTATTCCGCCAATGCTTTAAGGGCATCACAGCAGAGGGGTGTAAGCGTTGCCTTCGGTCACCACCACAGTCAGTTTTCGATTCAATACTGGCGGAACTATGAAGACGTTTACTTTGCAGCGTTTGCCGGATCACTCGTCGATGAGAAAGCACTGGCCATGGAATACGGAAAGAACCTGATGCAAAGGCCGATTCCTGGTGCATTGATTGTTTTAAGTGGCGTTCCAGACCTTCGCCCAATGCACCTAGACAAATACGGAAGATGGACGGGCAAGCTATGATCCGCACTATATTCTTGGCATTAGTATTTATCGCTGTATGCCTGACGATGCGGGAGGTTATGGATACGCACTGTCGCCTTTCATGCAAGGATGATGGCGAGCTCGGCGGCTACTGGCTGGAAAAGCGCAATGCCTGTGTCTGCATATTCTTGCGGGAGCCGGCGCTTAAGATCAACGGAACCTTGCCAAAGAAAGAAGAAGTTGAAGACGAAAAGCCCTATAGGTACGACAATAGATAACTTACCAGAGTAAGTCCCAACAGATATTCTTTAGGTGGCCACGGCTCATGCAAGCCTCCATTACCTGCTGGTGGCGGAAGTAGAAGATAACCCCCATCACCAAGAGCATTACGAATATGGCTAAAGCATTTCCGTCTTCTTCGCGCATATCAATTCACCGCCCAAAAGAAAAGCTTCATTAGTACGCACCAGGCCGTAAAGGACAAGATTACAACTGTGGTAGCGATCACCCTCATGTGCCTTCCCCATCAAATCCCGTAGCCGTTTTCACTGTGCTGGATATGGTGTCAGATAGAATCCTGTGCCACTCAGAATCTAATGCAGCCGCTTGTTCATCCGTTAATTTATCCAGCATGTTATAACGAGCGGCTAGCACATACAGGCGGTGCATGGCGTGTTCCAAGCTGAACCCGTATGCCTTTGCTTTCTCGCTCATTTCCGCCTCCAAATCGTATGCCATGTTCTTCTGCGCTTGGACGACCTGACGCGCACCTTTTTCCCGAAAAACCATGCCACCGCAACGGCAAGCCACACGGCTAGGCGGTTGGGCATGAGCTTAGGAACCATCATTTCTTGCACCAAGAAATCTCGCATCCCTCACGAATGGCTATTCTTTGAAACTGGCTAACCCATGTGCAAACGGGGTCCGGCCTGTCTGGAATATCGAAATGGCAATCGGTGGCCTCATCGTGCCAGTGGAAAACTATGTAATCATTCCCGCGATAGTGGGAAATCTCAGAGCACTTCTTAAAATACTCAAGCTTGTTGCACTTCTTTTCTTTGGGTGGATGTGGGTATTTGCTTGGCTTGGCATCTGCCACCCCCGCCGCGAGCATTGCAGATAGGAGGAGGGGGATCATAATTTCCCCCGCATCGCATTGTCTCTCAGGCGAAAAATAACATCCTCGCTTTTATGACCGTCCCATTCCTTGTCGGGCGCTTCCTTAACGTGCTTTTCCACGATGCAGAGATATTTATTTTGGATGTGATAGCTAATCTGCCCAGCCGGAGATTCCCAGTAAAGAATGAACCAGCCAGGAGAACTTTCGTCTTTCTTCCAGCCGGAAAAAGCGGGGTCATAAATGCGCAGGTTTATGAATAGCAGATTGCGATGTTCATAAAGCTCATCGAACGTGTGGTATCCGTCCGACATATCCTCGCCACGAATTTCAAATTTCTTACTCACCTGTTCTCTCCTATTTCCGCCACTTCCACCTGACTACGCAAGTCAGAATCGCGCTGATCGAAGTCGAGGGGCCGACCACTACAGATTTTTTCGGCGCAGCAATTCGGACACTTTTCGTATTCATTGAGCGGGCTAAGACAATAACAGCACTTAATTGGGCTGCCCCCTCCCTGCTTGGGCTGTAGCTGCCGGTGCTTCCACCTGGCTCCCATTACGAAAGCTCGTTCTTCGCAATGGCGTACACCACTGTTTACCCTTTGCCTTGGCGGTTTAGCGTATTCCTCTGCAGCCTTCTCCGCTTCCGCTTCGTTGAAAGAATCGACCTGCTGATTCATGGCTTCAACACCCGCACCATGCGATCCGTCACGCGCTCATATTTCTCAACGTCCCAATAGTAGGTAACGCTCAGTGTGGCGAAAATAAACGCAAGCACCACTACTACTAACTGATCTCTATCCATCACTTCCTCCGAAATGTTTTTAGGTAAAGCACTACCGCGATAAAAAGGAAAAATCCTATCGGTATTAAAAGCCCCATCACTTCTCCCTCTCTGCGCTGGGGGCGGGGTTCCATTTAGCGGTAAGGCAACGCTCGGTCACAAGCCGTCCAAAGCCGCGCCTGACATTAATCCTGAAATCAATGGTCATATCTTCCCTGGCAATGCTTGTGTTGGCGGTTGGTTTCATCCACTCGTTTTTATCCATTTCCCGGCCAAGGGATTTCAGCGATTCGCGAAGCAGATAAGGGAAATCACATTCAATAGCTGCGCGAGCGTCTTCAAAACCGGCGTAATACCCGGCGTTGTAGCCACGCGTGTATGGGTCTTGTAAGGCAGCAATCAATTTACCGATCATCCCCCCTCCTTTTCAGCGGCGGGGGCGAGCGCCCGGCGAGCTACAAATCCGGTTCTAAGCGTAGTTTTCAGTGCTTCCGCCTTTGGACTTCCACCCTCTGCCAAAATTTTAGGAACATTCAAAACTGTAGGAAGAACTTCACAGTCTTCCGTAGTGCCAAAGCTATCTAGGTAAACGTGCCTACCGCTGGCGTAGAACTTCAAAGCGCCTTCAAGATTCTTGATGCGCTCGCGGGCTTCCGAAAGAGCCGCTTCCGCCTTATCTCTTTCATGGGCGCGAAGATCAGATTGGTAAACCTCCGCGTTCAACTTGCCCTCTGCGATAGCTGCGAGGTGCTGGTGCTCTGAGAGGGAGAGGTAGTCAGCACATTGCGAACAGCGATTATGACTTGTCGCCGGGAAAACAAGAGCTGGCGGCGTATTGTAATCATTGGGCATCCAATGAATTAACACCCTCGGAGGAAACGCAGCGCCTTCTGGCTTCGGGGGGTTAGTCATTTAATCCCCCAAGAAACATTGCACTTAGAGCAGTGCAGGAGTTTCACATCGCGACCATTCCAGTTTAGTGCAGATACGCTTTTTGTGAAAATCCAGTGCCAGAACGGATGCTTTGGCGGGGCTTCCACGAAAGCCTCCTGCGCCTTTTTCATCGCGGCTATCGTGTCTTTTAAGTCTTTGGGCGCTTCCATACTCTCTCCTTTGTTTTCTATCAGGTGGTTGGGGTACGGGCGGCTGGCCTAATAGCGTTCAGCCTATCAATCAGACTAAGAATCGTTGGCTGCATCTCCAGACGCATTTTTTTCAACTCTTCGGTTGGTAGCGCAACAGTCTCACCAAGGGCAATGTACATAAGCATGGTGTCAATCTCTTCGTTTGTGAAAGCAGAAGCGGCCCGCGCCTCCCCCAGCGCAGCTTGGTGCTTTTCTTCTAGGGCGGTCAGGAGGGTGGCGGGTACGTATTCGATATCCTCCGTGGGGTGAGTTACGAATGGATCATTGTCGTCCCATACTTTAAAGTATTGACCTTCTCCATCGCGGTGGTTCAACTCATCAAACGGAACTATGATCTTTCTCGGTATGCCTCTCACATTTGCTCCAATCGCATCCAGCCGATGCCCGACGTGGTGATCCATTCACGCGACCTGGGAATTTCAAGAACTCCAATGGGATCATCTCCAAATCTGTAGCGAACGGCTGTCACGCGCACGAAAATCCAAAGGAACGTATAGTGGACTACGTGCTCGACGGAAACCATTCCGACGTTTCCCTCTTTGGTTATCGTGTCGTAACTCTTCACGCAGTATTGCGGCGGCAACTTCTTGTTCTCAGCTTCCATTGTCGGCTCCTCGGATTTTGGTTAGGGCTTCGGCGGCATCTGAGTAATACGAAGGCCAACCGTCATTAGCGCTAATAAATTTGTACTTCTCTAAAGCCTCCACTGCCACCCGCAGCCTCTCATCCATGGCGGCGATAGTCGCGGCGTGCTCCGCTTGGGAAATATAGCTAGTCCACTCTGGCGTATTCTGGTAGTCGCCGATAAGAATCGCAGTTTGCGTGTTTTTAAATGATAGCCTCGGCGGGAACGCTGCTTTGGGGGCGGTCATTGGGTTATTTCTCCAATTGTCGGCGCATAGCCCAAAACCAGAATCGAAAGCCGATCAACTAGGTTGTTGATCTGTTCTTCTGTCAGCGCGACACCTTTCGCCATTGACCATTCGCAAACAATTTTGTCGAATTCCTCTGGTGTAAGTTTTTTAATTTCTTCACTCATCCCTCACCCCTCATACCGCTTCCGGCGCGGAAGCTTTGGTTATTGCCTCATCCACTTCTCGGTCTGTTCGCCAATGGCTTGCAGTGCGTCTTCGGCAATGCGAATACGCGTTCCCTTAACCCCGCGTGGATCGGTGTCCGGGTTGGCGATTGCCTCCAAGGCATCCGTGGCTGTATCCAATAGCTCCATTACTTGCTCTGCACTAAACTCATGAATCGGTTTCATGCCTCTCCCTTTCTTCCGCTTGCGCGGGGTTACTTGTTTCGTTCCAAAGTTGCCAAGCGCCGCGCCCTATTATCCCAACCTTTTTTTGCCCATGCCATATTTGGATATTTCTTCACCCGCGCCTCATTGTAGCGGAGTACGGCGGCAGAGAATCGGCCAAGGAAATTCTTTTCCTCAAAGCCGTTCACCTGATTAATCACGTTCACGCTGTATGGAATCACTGTATCGAATGGAATCAACACGGCATCGCGCAAGCAATTCAAACACCCCGTAAGCCCCTTATTCACGGCAGTATCGAAGATCACCGTAGCTACGGAATCATAGGTGTACTCATCCCCTCTAATGGGTTTCCAAAACTTCTTAATGTAGATCCGCTTGGCGGCCTCCAACGGCATATCCCGAATCTCCTCAGATGTGAGCTTCCTTCCAAGAAATTCCTCATACTCTTTATGGATCACGCCCCATTTCGTACTTCCGCCGGGGTCACGCGGATCATTGCTGAACCCCCCCTCATTGAGCAGCACATACTCCAGCGCCTTATCGAATCGCGATGTGTCCAGCGGCGGCGCTACTGGTTCCTTCACCGGAAGCGGCTGGGCTTTTTCAAAGTCTTTGGGCGTTTTTGTGATGGTCATCCGAGCACCTCATCCCAGCCGTAGCCGTCGCCGTAGCCGTAGCCGTCGCCGTAGCCGGAGCCGTCGCCGGAGCCGTCGCCGTCGCCGGAGCCGTAGCCGTAGCCGGAGCCGTAGCCGTAGCCGGAGCCGTTGCCTCTTCCATCAATCATGATTTCACCTCATCCCAGCCGTCGCCGGAGCCGGAGCCGTAGCCGTAGCCGGAGCCGTCGCCGGAGCCGTCGCCGGAGCCGGAGCCGTCGCCGGAGCCGTTGCCGTAGCCGGAGCCGGAGCCGGAGCCGTCGCCGTAGCCGGAGCCGTTGCCTCTTCCATCAATCATGCTCCCATCCCAAAGCTGAAAGCAGTTTCCCGCCCCAATCTTTTGAAACATGGTCACGTATTTCAAATGCCGTTATGGGGGAATCGTCCCTCCCGGCCCTCTCCAGCGCCGTTCTACAACCTGACAGACAAGCGCCGGTTAGCACTCGAAACTCACTCAGCGTGATCTTCCTTTTTTTACCAGCCTTCACAATGTCTGCTTTCAAGGCATCAATCGTCGGGCGGCGTGCCGGATCTTTCCATAAAGCATCGGCCACAGCGGAAGCCACAGAATCGCCATGAGCACACCAGTGGCTACCGGACAGGGTGGCGAAGTATTTTCGCTTACCAGTCGACAGCTTGTAATGTTCAACCGTATGGCCGTCACTGGTTACTTTGACTTTGATCGGCCCCGTTATTTCTTCCTCAAGGCCATCGCGGTAAAACTTGCGCGACTTCATTGGCTAATTTTTCCATTCCTGAATGCTGGTATAAGCATCATCCGTCATCTCGGCCAGTTCTAAACCCGCTGGATTTGTAACTACAACCGATTTAAGGCAAGCACCAATCGAATGCCCGCCGTTTGGTTTTAGGCCATTCGCGGCCACGTCGCTGATGGAGCCAGACTTGTCTCTCGTATATACGCGCCACAGCCTGTATGCGTTAGCGAGCACTACGGTCTGCGTTTTCGGATCGAATTCCTTTACTACGCCAGCGTGAACGCCCGCCACGTTTGCCCGAACAATCATTTTCTTTCCTACTATTTTCATTTCTCTTTCTCCTTTTTGCAGTTTCCTGCTGTTAGTTTTCCTCATTCTCAAGCTTCCACTCTCTGAGCGTTGCGTGGGGTTTCATCTATAATCCTTGAAATTTGTAGGCTTAAAGAACCTCGCCACTGCAAGGCTAATTCCTATCCACACTACCGTAGAAATCAGGAGGAGGTTTTTAAGGGGTCTCATTTGCGGCCAGCCAGTTCAGCCAGCAGCGCATCGGCCTGCTTCACCGCAAGTCTGTGAATGGCCTCTCTGTCGCAAATCATTCGGCCTTCGTTTGGATCAGTTATCAGCATCCCCTGCATAGCCAGCCCAGCGAAATACTCGCGCTTGGTTAGGCCACCAACCATGCCCGTAGTTGCGATGCCTGGCATATCGCCTGGCACTTCGCCGGTGATCGGAAACGCCGATTCGTTTGCTTTACTCATTTCTATACCTTTCTGATCTTGCTAAGTGGAAAGCTCATCTTCTGCGGGCCGACTTTCGTTTCGCAGATAACGAACGCGCGGTTCAACGCGGTGTACGAGTGGAAAACCGCCTCCCTCCACACAGACGGCTTATCAATCGGCACCGTGTTCCTGAAAATCTTTGTGTGACGCTTCAGCTCTACGAGCACCGGCTCATTCTTAACGAACGTGATTACTTCGCTCATGCCGATTTCCCCGCCTTGTTTTCCTGCCTGGTTTTCTTCCCGTGGCAAACCTTGCACAACGCTTGAAGACCGCTTGAAGGGCAGAACATCCGTTCGATGAACCCTTCCGTTAGCTCTCCCACTGGTTTGATGTGATCGGGGTAAATCTTGGCTACGATTGCAAAACATCCCTCGCAGGTAGCGAAGCCCGTGCTTTTATCCGTGGCTCTACTAACGCAAAGGCGTCTTGCATGGGACCATGACCACACTTGACGGATGGCGGTGCGGAGTTTCTTTTTATCCTCCGGGCCGAGCCCGTCCACCTTCTCTGGTTTTTTCTTTTTCACTTCTTAATCTCCACTGGTTCATTCCTGGGAACAATCAACATCCACCGTTCTGCTTTTGGCGGCGGAACAAGTTTGTCTTTGTTTCTAGTCCAGCCTTTTTCCTCGAGGATTTCCCAAAGGCGTGGGAATTTCTTCAAAAGTAAATCCCTGTTTCTGTGCCATGCGTATGGTTCCTGTGTATGGCAACCAGCGCACAATCCCAATAAATTACTATCGTGATTACTGCCGCCAGATGCGCGTGTTTTGATGTGGTGAATTTCCGTTTCAAACATATTTCCACAAGCCTGACAGCCTCCTTCGCGGATCTTTGTGAATCTATCTCGGGTGACTTTATTGCTCACGCCAACCCACGCAGATATCTTTCCAAGCATTTCCTGTGCAGTACAATCCCAACACCACGGAGCATTCCCTTAACCCAACCCCAGGCGTATTCAGTGTTTATGGTTCCATTGCAGGATTCGCAGCGGATCATGCCGATTCCCCCTCATCCCGCTT